CCTTTTGGATATAGTGCTGGATCCGGAGCGTCAAAGTCTAAGAAGTTGCTTACTAGTAATGCAGGGATCGTTGCCGCTGTATCACCGTTAACACCACTTGCACCATAACGTGCATCTGCAAATAATATACCATCTTCAGTAGTTTGGTCACCTGTATCAAGTGCAATCCACTTTAATGAAGTAGCGTTGTATTTGTAAATTTTTGGATAGTTCTCTAAGTCTGCTGTACTAATCCAAATGTCACCATTTTTAAGATCAGTTGCATCTGACTGTTTAGTAGGCTCAGTAGCACTAACAATTGGTCCTGCTGGATCAGTTTTGTCTGCACTATTAGCATCGTAGAACGGTGCTGTTGAGTCTTGGTAACCTACCCAAGTAGTACCATTGTGGATCATCATGTCTACTTCGTCTACAATACTGTTGTACCATAATGCACCGTCAGCTGTTAATGCTGTTGGAGCAGTTGTACTTGGTGTGTATGTTAAGTATTTCCAGTTACTAGCAACCATATCAAATGCATTACCTGTAGCATCTGTATATAAGTTTGGAGTTGCTGTTGCCGCATTTGAGCCATTGTAAGCTACAAATCCTGCTAAAGCTAATCCGCTGTTAGTATCTGTAATGTGGATGTCACCACCGTCATTGTGTTCAATAACTACTCTGTTTGAAGCGTCAACACTTGCTACAACGTTAGTTAATCCTGCGGAGTTAATTGCACCTGCAATATCGTCTGCATCGTCAGCCGCACCGTTAGTTGTTACACTAATTGTTACTGCCGCACTTAACGTAGCACTTGCTGGAGCAGTTTCTGCAATATCAAATGCATAAGTGCCAGTAGTTACTTGTGTTGTAATAATGTCTGAAGTAATTTTAGTATTACCTGTTGACTGTCTTCTGTGTATTTTAAAGTCACCAATTGGATTAGCTGATTCATCATTGTTAGTTTTGATGTAAACAGTTCCAACTGCTAAGTTCTTACCACCGCCTGCTTTATCTAAGCCGTATAATGCCGCCTCAGGTGTTGCATACATTGGTGCCATTTTAGTTTCCCACAAGTTAGTTGTTGCGTTCCAAACTTTAACTTTCCAGTTAGCACCTAAGTTAGGTTGTGTAGTTTTAACCCAAATACTTCCAGTTGGTCTTGGACTAGTATCTGTTGACTTGTACTCAGGTACACTAGTATGCGGAGCAATAGTATTTTTAGGTGCTTTATAAGTACCTGCTGTTAAACCAATCTCTGCTAATAGTGTTGAAGCGTTAGTTGCTAATACAACGTCTACGCCTGTTGAGTAAATCTCTAATTTGTTGTTAACAACTGTTGAACTAACTCCAGCAATACCTGCTGATCCAATAGCTGTTTGAACATCACTTAATGCTGTTCCACCACTTGTTACAACAGTACCGTTAATGCTCATTGAAGCACCACTAGTAATAGTTGGATTTGAAATTGTACCAGTCACTGTTGACCAGCTACTAATCCATGCTGTTGATCCTACTTGTACCCAACTACCATCGCTCTTTTTGTAGAACAATTTGTTAAGTGTAGTAGTAGCAACAATAGCGTAGTCACCAATTGCACCAACAGAAGTTTTTGGTGTGCCGCCTGTTACTTTAGTAGTATCTGTAATTACTGTAGGAACTTTATTCGTAAAGCTCTGTCCACCAGTAACAGTTCCCGCCGCGCCGTTCCATTCAAAAATACCAAACACACTATTTGCTGTATCAAACCAATATGTGCCATCTGCTGGATTCGCCGCTGGCGCACTCGCAGAAGCCATTAGCTCTGATGTGTTTAGTGTTGCTCTAGTTACGTAAGCTCTGTTAGCTACTCCTAAATATGAGTAGGCCGCTTGTAACCCGTATTCGTTTAATTCACTACCATGTAGTGCGTTGTTGTTTGTGTCCGTATAGAAAGTCGGATCTCCAAACAAGTCTGTTAATTCTCTTTGTGAGGTAACCAAATAAGGTTTACCTGCATTTGCCGCAATCGTTGCCGACGCAGTCCCTGTTCCAGCACCGTTTCTCTTGTCTTGTGCGGAAACAACAAAAATCATTGGTACTGTACCTGGCTCAGCTGGTGTATAGAAACTTTCGTCTATAACGCTGACCTGTACTCCTGGTGATACTAAAGCCATTTTATTTTCTCCTGTTGATATAGCATGTTACTATTATTTATACCATTTTGCATAAAAGGCCTCTTTATCTACCCCTAAAAAGGGATCGAAAAGGGCAGGTAAATACATATATGAGACCTTTATGTAAATGTGGCGTTAAACCTGTAGCAATTAACTATTATAAAAAAGGAAAACCGTTTTATAGGAGTAAGTGTGAGTCATGTCTTAGACATGGCAAGCCTGTACATGGTGCTCCTAAGTGGAAACAGTCTGGTTATGAAAAGAAACAGATTTGTGACAAGTGCGGATTTAAAAGCAAACACAAAGAACAGTTTTCAGTATACTATATTGACGGTGATCTTAATAATGTAAGATTTAGTAACTTAAAAACAATATGTGCTAATTGTAGTAAAATTATGTACAAAGAAGGATTTAAATGGAAGCAAGGTGATTTGCTACCTGACTTCTAAGTTCGTCAATAGTACCATTGTTTTCTAATGTTTGTGAAAATTTAGTATGAGCCCAAGCCCATTCGCTAGGGTGTATGTCACTAGGCTCTGTATCAAACTCAACATACTCTGTAAACCACTTAGGATCTTGTCCACGTTTTACACGCCATACATGTCCGCCTACTTCATGTAGCATTTTTGCTTCATTAGGAAAACGTGTATCAGGTAATACCCAATTAATGTTTGGATTGTCAATAATTTTCTGCTTTACTAGGGATACCCAAATACCATCATAGAATCCGTTACGCATACATTCTGTACCAAATTCTTGTAATACTAATCTAGGTGTAATTGTACGTCCGGTTTCTTTTGACCAAAACTCGTCTACTTTTTCACGCCATTCTCTAGATTCTGTTGTTTTGCCGTCAAGCATATCTCTGCTCCACCCAAACATAACGCCTACGCTATCTTTAAGTTTATCTGCAAATGATATCTTTTGGAAATTATGTTCACTAATCAAATAATCAGCAATAGTATCTTTACCGCTACCAATTAACCCACATATACCAATAATCAAAGTCTGACTCCTCATAAAATAAAACTATTATACAATAGATTTATCAGGAAGTCAAGTGTTTATTAGCCGATTGTGAATCCGTAGCCTACGCCGCCAGCAACATTTAGTTTTAGTTCTTCTTCTAGCTTTTCCATTTCAGCTTGTGCTTCTGCTTTGAGTGCATCACCGTTAAGCGTTGAACCACCTTGTGGTCCTGCAATGGTTGCGAACTTACTACGTGCTTCGCCTAGCATATACTTACAACTAGCAAGGGTATAATCTTTAATCCATTGCTTACCAAGATAGTCTTTAAGTAATTCACTATCTGGTCTGTGATTGTAAACATATAGCAGTAATGTTTCTTCTGCTCTAGGTCTTTGTAAAACTGTTAATTTTTTAGTTGTAGTATTCCAATTAAATTCGATAAAAGAACCAAACATACGTCCTACAAGTTCTTGGTACTGACTAAACATATCATATGTTGCTAGTCCGCCCATGTTAGAACTTGATAACAAGTAAGTGTTAGTGTATGCCATGTTGAATGGTTCAAACTGTGTACCACCATCGCCGCCACCTGAACGTGAACCAATTGAACGTCTAAATAATTTTCTAACTTCTACAACTTCTTCTGGTAACGTATATTCATTTTGATCAATTATTGTAGGCATAAAAAGATATGACTCTTCAACTGAGTTATCTGAACGCTGTCTAAATTTGCCAAGGGCTTTTTCTAGTGCAGTTTCATAATGAATAGGGTCAAGTTCAACATCGACCATGCCTCCGCCTAACATAGCGTTTACATAATCGAATACATCTTGTTTTTGTGTGCTTAATGCCATTTCTTGTTCTCCACTAGTATTTATGCTAACGATAAATACTTATACTATGCCAAGACTCAGTTTATACAAACCCGAAAAGGGCAACGATTACGATTTCTTAGACAAAACTATCACCGAGATGTTTACAATAGGTGGTACAGATGTCTTTGTACATAAGTATCTAGGCCCCGCAAATCCGGACGAAGCAGACGCTACGCCGGCACAACCTCGTTACGATGCTGTTAAAGAAACCAACATACAAGACATGTTATTCTTAGAAAACAGAGATCGTAAGTATGATCCAGACATTTATACAATGCGTGGCATTTATAATATACAAGACATTGACTTTGATATGAGTCAATTCGGATTGTTCTTACAAAACGATACATTGTTTATGACAATTCCTATTAATTATAGTGTTAGAACACTAGGGCGTAAAATTATGCCAGGTGATGTTATTGAACTTCCACACTTAAAAGACGAACATGCACTTAATGATTATAGTGTAGCACTAAAACGTTTTTATGTTGTAGAAGATGTAAACAGAGCCGCTGAAGGTTTTACACAAACTTGGTATCCACATTTATACAGAATTAAATTAAAACAAATTGTTGACTCGCAAGAGTTTAAAGAAATACTTGATTTACCTTCAGAAGAAGGAAGTACAAATACACTACGTGATGTGCTTAGTACATACGAACAAGAAATGCAAATTAATAATGCTGTACTTGCTCAGGCAGAAGCTGATGCACCTAAGTCAGGATACGATACTACAAACTTATATACTATTGCTAAAGATGAAGATGGTAACGTAGCATTAAAAACAACAGATATAACAGACATTGATGTAAGTTCACAAGAGCTGTTAGCTGATAGAATTACAGAAACACCAACACGTTCTGAGTACAATGGTTACTTAGTTGGCGATGGTATACCACCTAATGGAGAAGCATTTGGACATGGACCTGGGTTTCCAACTAGTTCAACCGAAGGCGACTATTGGTTAAGGACAGACTTTATGCCTAATAGATTATTTAGACAAGACGGTAGCCGTTGGGTCAAACAAGAAGATGCAGTACGCATGACAATGACAAATACAGATACTAGAGCAACACAAAAAGGTACATTTGTTAACAACTCAACACAAAACACTATTGGCGGAGAAACTGTTGTAGAAAGACAACCGTTAAGTAAAACACTAAAGCCAAAGGCAGATAATTAAGATGCAACATTTTTATGATGGACAAATAAGAAGATACATTACTCAAATGGTTAGACTGATGAGTAATTTTTCATATGCTGACAGCAAAGGCAATCTTGTACAAGTTCCTGTTATGTACGGAGACATTACAAGACAAGTTGGCGCTATTATAAAAGACAACAGCGAAAATAAAATTCCAAGTGCGCCACGCATAGGAGTATATGTTACTGGATTAGAAATGGATCGTACTAGAACTGCTGATTCATCATACACAGGCAAAGTACATCTTAGAGAACGTGCATATGATGCAGAAGGTAAAGAATATTTAAATACACAAGGTAAAAATTATACAGTTGAACGTATGATGCCTACACCGTATACACTAAATGTTAATGCAGATATTTGGTCTACTAACACAGAACAAAAACTACAAATTATGGAACAGTTATTAATGTTCTTTAATCCTAGTTTAGAAATACAAACTACAGACAACTATGTAGACTGGACAAGTTTAAGTGTTGTTAATTTAGAAAATATTAATTTTAGTAGTAGAAGTATTCCTATGGGAGTTGATACTGAAATAGATGTAGCAACACTAGGATTTTCAACACCAATTTATATTAGTCCTCCTGCTAAAGTTAAAAAGCTAGGTATTATTACAGATGTTATAATGAGTATCTTTGATGAAACTAAAGGCACTATTAACTTAAAACAATCAATGCCAGAGCTTAATGCATATGATGATAGTTGGGCAAACAGTACTAAAAACAAAGACAGTTCAGAAAGAATACATATACAAGTGAATACAGCATTAAACTATGATGCTATTGTTACTAACAATATTGTACAACTTGGTAAGAATGGTATATCAGGAGAGATCAGTTGGCGTAATCAACTTGAAATACTACCTGGAGAATACAGAGCAGGATTAAGTAAGATTTATTTAAACAGAATTGATTTAGGTGCTCCTGTTGTAGGTACTATTGCACTAAACGATTTAGACGAAACACAACTTATTGTTAATTGGGATGAAGATACTATTCCAACTAATACAGTAATGGGATTACCAAATAGTCCGCAAAAAGGAACTATTGAAGCAATTATTGATCCAACAAGAACTAATCCAACTAGCTTAAAAGTACCTGGTAATAGAATACTACTACTAGGTGATATTGGTGCTACAGAAAATACAGATGGTGCTGATGCTTGGAAGGATACTAGCGGTAATGACACATTAATTGCTAGTGAAAATGACATTATTGAATGGTCTGGAACACACTGGCAAATTGTATTTGACTCAAGTACTAAAACAGAGCCAGCAACAGATGTTACATATACAACCAATTTAACCACTGGCATACAGTATAAATGGGACGGTGTAGAATGGACACTATCCTTTGAAGGCGAATATCGAAAAGGAAGCTGGCGCTTAGTACTCTAAATAAGTACTTGTATGGAACAAATAATTTGTAGTGGTGCTCTATTCTATTCGTTGACAACACAACGTTTCTTATTCTTACACCGTACACAATCAAAACAAAACAATGTTTGGGGTCTTGTTGGTGGAACTAACGAAGATAAAGAAATCCCTTACAAAGCTCTGCTACGTGAAGTTGAAGAAGAACTTGGCAGTATTCCAAAAATTATTAAATCAATACCATTAGAAACATTTGTAAGTAATGATGATAAGTTTCAATTTCATACTTATTTGTGTGTTGTAAAAGATGAATTTCTACCTGTACTAAATGACGAGCATAACGGATATGCTTGGGTTAGTTTTCAAAATTGGCCAAAGCCATTGCATATGGGATTACGCAACACATTACAAAATAAACAAAACTTAACCAAACTACAAACAGTATTTCAACTAGTTTCGTTATTACAAGAATCGGACATTTAATGAATAAGGTATTAGTAATCGGTGATGTAATCATCGACAAATATATATACGGAACTTCAACACGGATTAGTCCTGAAGCACCTGTGCCTATAGTTAATCTTGGAAGTGTTTCAACATCTTTAGGTGGTGCAGGACTTGTTTATGAAAATTTAAAAAGCCTAGATGTTGATATAGAACTATTTGAAACTAATCAACCTAGAAGTATTAAAACTAGAGTAATCTGTGACGGACATTATATTACACGGTTAGATGAAGATGAAACTGCAAATTCAAATGCAGTCTTAGATGAAGTATTAAGTAGTGATTTTTCTAAGTACGATTATGTTATCCTAAGCGATTACAATAAAGGTGTACTAGATAACGCAAAACAGATTATTGCACATATTAATAGTCAAGGACCTAAAGTAATTGTAGATCCAAAACGTTATGCATGTGACTACGAAGGTGCTTGGTTAGTTAAACCTAATAATAGTGAATTTACTAAATTTGAATTTGACGAATGGCAAGGTAATATTATTACTACTGATGCAGGACGTAGTGTATCTGCTACAATAGATAATATTGAATATAATATTCCTGTTGAACAAGTTGAAGTATCAGATGTTACAGGTGCAGGAGATTGTTTCCTTGCTACGTTTGTATATGCACTAACAAAAGGTTACACACATAAACGCTGTTTAGAATTGGCTGTCAAAGGTGCTACCGAAGCAGTCAAACATGTAGGCACACATATCATAACAATTGATGATATTAATGATACTATTGTATGGACTAATGGAGTGTTTGATATACTGCATATAGGCCATTTAAAGCTACTAAGACACGCACACACGCTTGGAAAACGCCTCGTGGTGGGCATTAATAGCGATGCAAGTGTAAAGCGTTTAAAAGGCGAAACTAGACCCATTAATGACGAACAAACACGCAAAGCCGCATTGTTAGAATTAGGATTTATTGATGAGGTAATCATATTTGACGAAGATACACCGTTAGAAACTTTGAGTAATATTATGCCCAATATAATTGTTAAGGGTGGAGATTATACAGTTGATACAGTAGTAGGAAATGAACTAGCAGAAGTTGTTATTTTTCCAACTATTGCAGGTGCAAGTACAACTAAAATTATAGACGAGATTAGAAAATGAATATTTTAATTACAGGACATGAAGGCTTTATTGGTCAAAACCTTGGAGCATACTTACAATCTAAAGGACATAATGTTGAGGGCTTTGAATGGAAGCCTAACATTATACCAGATCCTGAACCTTATGATAGAGTAATTCATTTAGGTGCTATTAGTAGCACTACTGAACGTGACGTTGAAAAAATTATGGAACAGAACTATGAATTTTCAATGCGTCTATTGCAACTATGTGATCAAAAAGGAACTACATTTATGTATGCTAGTAGTGCTAGTGTATACGGTGATAAGTTTGAAGAAAATGCTAAACTACAACCACAAAATGGTTATGCATGGAGCAAGTATTTGTTTGATAGATTTGTAATGCAAGTTCCAGAGTTTATGATTAATGTACAAGGATTTAGATTCTTTAATGTATATGGCCCAGGTGAAGAACACAAAGGCGACCAACAAAGTGTATTTGGCAAGTTTGAAAAACAAGCTAAAGAAACGGGAGTTATAAAAGTGTTTGAAGGTAGTGATAAAATAGATAGAGATTTTATCCATGTTGGTGATGTATGCGAAATTATTGAAAAGTTTATTGATGTTGATAATACAGATATATGGAATGTTGGTACAGGCACACCTCGTTCATTTATGGACATTGCTAAACTGTATGCTAAAAAGTATAATGCTAAGATTGAAGAAATACCTATGCCAGAAAACCTTAAAGGGCAGTACCAGTATTACACCTGCTCTCACAATAAAAAGTTAATTAATAGTATAGGTGTTCATAATTTTAGAACAATTGAGGAGTATGTAAATGCCAGCAAGACATAGTGGTAAAGTAGACAAAGGTTGGGGATATGAATTAATCTGGGCCACTAACGATCAATACTGTGGTAAGATTATGGTATTTGATAGAGTTGGTGCTAAGTTTAGTATGCACTTTCATAAAGAAAAAGACGAATCATGGTTTGTAAACTCAGGTTCATTTAAGTTACGATATATTGATACATCAACTGCATTAGTAATGGAAAGAGTTTTAAACTCCGGCGATACATGGAGAAATCCTCCATTAATGCCGCATCAATTAGAAGCATTAGAAGCCGGTAGTAGTATTACTGAAGTAAGCACTCCTGACTCTATTGAAGATAATTATCGTATTGCTCCAGGTGATAGTCAACCGCCACCACCACAACAAGAGATTGTTAATGATCCCAATACACAGGCGTAAGTTAGATCTAAATTTAAGTCAATTAAAACATAATTGTAATTTTGTTTATAAGCAAATTATAGACGAGATTGCAATTCCTAATCAAGAAATTGATACTAAACACACATCAATTCCAACGGCAGTAAGTCAATACTATAACTTGTTTACAAGTATTATGCCTGGTATGTTTGAACTACAACGTGATATTAGAAACGAATTTAAAAACAACATTCCGCATGATGAAAGTCTAGAGTACTGGATTGTTGGTTGGTTAAATTATTGGCCCAAACAAGGAACAACACTTACCTGGCACGGACACGAGTACGGAGATGATGATAATTGTTTCCACGGGTACTTAGGTGTACAATGTGAACCATCGCAAACTATATATCGCAACATAGGTGAAGAAGCATTAGAAATTGCTGTTGAAAACAAAAACGGACAGTTAGTTATTACTAACAGCAAAGGTGTTGAACATATGACTAGTGATTGGAAACAAGATGATCCTCGTATTACTATTGCGTTTAATATACAACCTAGAGAAACTGTTTTACAAGAAGTAGGAAATAAACTTAATTATTATGTCGGACTTTAAAGAGCTATTTTCTGTTCCTATACTAGAACATAATGTTCCGGATCGTATTGCAGATGACGTTGAACAATTTGTAGTACCACGTTTAAAACTTATACCAAGACCCGACAACAATGCTCCGCATGGTACAGATTATTTTGAACCTAACAAAGTAGTACATTTAATGAATGATGTACCAGAACTGTTTAGCGAAATACAAGACTGTGTTAACAAGTTTCAAGACGCATGTCATATTAAACAACTAAAAGAAGCTAATCAATACAATTGGTGGACACAAGATTATCACGAAGGCGACATACATAACGAACATGAACACGGTATGAATCAAATATCTGGAGTATACTGGGTAAGAGCAAATGAAAATGCTGGTGGGTTATGTTTTAGAAATCCTAATCCGTTTGTCGAATATTCATCCTGGATGGATGCAAAATATGGATGTCAAGAATACGAATTCCAACCTATAAAGGGTAAACTATTATTGTTCCCTTCTTACTTAAAACATGCAGTAATGCCTAGTAGTAGTAACGTTGTACGCACTACTATTGCTTTCAACGTAGTGTATTAAGCCTGAGCTTCACCCCATCTTAGAATAATGTTCGCAGTAGTATCTGTACCACCCGTCTTATAAACGTTAATTGCTAGTACGTCTGGACCATTTGGATATGTTCCTCTACCACCTAGTGTAGTATTTGTAAGTTCTTTCAATGCTTCAAGACTCAATGCACTCGATTGTCCTGGTGTAGCAATGAATGAAAATACTGTTTCACCCGGTTGTGCGTAAGGAGGTTGTCCAAATAAGAACCCAACTGTATCACCTGGATTAACAGTAGTGTTAGCACTCTGTGTAAATGTTACTCTGTAATAGTCTGTTGTACCAAAGCTCAATTCTTCTACATTAGATACCGCAGTACCCGCTGAGAACTTACTATCTTCAACCAAGTCACCTGCAATAGCATTTGTTGCGTCCCATGTTGTTTTTGTAAAGAACAAATAGTTAGCATTACTTAATGGACCACCAATTTGGAATGTAACTGTTGGATCAGCACTTTGTACAGTAATATTTTGATTAAATCTTAAACGTACTCTACTGTACCATGGCTCCATATATACCTGGTCAATAATTCTTGGATTACTTGCGTAGTTGTTAGTACCTGAAGCTGTAACAGTTGTACCTGTTGAAACTTCATCATTTAAACTTTCCCATTGTGACGTTGTTAAGTATTGGTATCTACTATTTCTATTACCATATAAGAATTCAGCAGTTTGTGTCATTGCACCTTGTACTGTTGCACTTCTAATAATCTGTGTTGCACCAGTTGACCATACAACAGAACCACCTGGAGCAACTTGAGCAAAGCTCGGTTGTCCACCAGCCGCCGCACCTGTTAGTGCTGACCAACCAACGTCTCCTGGGTTAATTGGATAGTTTTGTGGATTCAAAATACCTTCAACAACAATACCACCACTAATTGGATTATTTGAACCATCATATCCATCTGATGTAATTTCAATACCTTCTAGTAGTAACTGAGCTCTGTTTAGTAGTTCTCTTTCACCTAAGTCACCAACGATAGCGTTACTAACACTAGGTGCTAGTCTTAACATAAACACAGTATTTCTTGTTGTACTAATTTCGTTACCTGCAGATGTGTATGAGAAAATATAACCACGATCTTCATCAAAGCCACCGTCTGTTAAGAACGCTGATCCCCAGTGTGATATGATTGGAGTAATTGTATTACTAATCAAAATTACACCAGTTCGTTCACTGTGTGTTACTGCACCACCTGCTGTATAAGTTCTTGTTGCACCTGCCGCAAAGTTTGTTAGTGGAGCACTTCTAGTACACCCTGTTAGGGTATCTCCTGTTACACCTGTATATGCTATCATTTCGTTATCAATAATAACTGTACCAGTTGTTGGGAAGAATGACGCTGTAATTAACGGAATTGTAGTTTGTGTTGCATCCATGTCAGCCGCTAGTCTGTCATTAGGTCCTTCGTTAGTAACTTCATAACGCACAGGCATGTTACCAGTACGCATAAATGCTTCTGTGTTAATGTTTGAGTTACGCATTCTGTGATAGAAAATAAAGTTACCATCATCACCACGTAGCATATAGTCAATAAAACCAGCACCATACCAACTGTACTGAATACCAATCATCTGCATCTTACTGATGTCCATGATATATCCACTACTACCTAAGCCGTCTAGTGTATCTTTGTTAAAGTCATCTTGTTTAGTTTTCTTATCACTAATTAAACATAGTTTAGCACCTGTAGCATTAGTGTTACCTCTAAAGTCAGGTGTTACTGTCATTGCAGTATCTGAAGTTACCTGTGAAACAACATGTGTCATTCCTTTAACAACAATTCTATCACCAGCTTTAAGTTGATCTCTAAATCTTGTTCCCGATCCTGTACATGTGTTTGAATCAACTGCTATTGCAACTGTACCTGCTAACTGTAGTGTAGCAGTTCTTTGTACAGCACTAAAGTTTGATCCATCGTACTCCATAAAGATTCCGTTTTGATCATCAAATGCACCTGAACGCACAGTTGCACCGTGCCAGTTAAGCAACGATACTTGTGCTCTTGTACTTAATATTGGCGATAATGACCCAACAGCAATTTGTGATATAACTTTAAATGTTCTTTCACTTACAATACTTGCTACTGTATAATTTCCGTTATAACCTGGTGTTTCAATACCAATTAATCTAATTGCTCCACCAACTTGTAGTCCGTGGTCAACATCGTCTGTTGTAACTGATATAAAGCTACCTGCTTGTAGATCGTCTGCTGTTACATTTAATAGATCGTAACTTGGAGCAAACAATGCACCAGTGGTATACATAATACCTTTACCTGACTGGTATCTAATATATTTTTTACTCTGTCTAATTGCTTGAGCACCATGTTGTGGTCCACCTGTACCAAGCATAACTCCACCATCATATGGTCTGTGTACAAAGAATGAGTCTGGTCTTGGATAAAGCGTAGCACTAATATCACCAGTTTGTGTAATAGTACCTGGAGCTCTACATTGGTATCTTAAACTTGTTGTAGTTGGAACCTGTTGTGCAAAGAACGGACCTTCTAATAATGTGTGATTGTTAGTACCATCATCTGAGTTTTGTGTAACAATAAATGCATCACCTGGTATCAATCCGTGTGCTGATGCAAACGAAACTTCAGTTGTTGCCAAGGCCGCAAACGCAATTAATGTTGGGCTTGGTATTGCTTGTGTTATTGGTTCTGACATTGTTACAGTTGCATAAGTTACTGTTACATCACCTGGAACTGCTGTTCCTGTAATAGATGTGTCAACAATACTACCGTCTGTTGATACTTCAGATATAACAATCGAAGCATCATTAGTTGGACTTGCACCGCCTAACTCAGTACCTAGTACTTTAATTTTGTTACCAACTTGATAGTTTTCACCGTCAGTTTCTAATACTGGATTACTATAACTGCTACCAGTTCTTTGTATAGCAAACGTTGCACTTGTACCTGTGTTACTTAATGCTTGAGCACCAATATCAACATACGCGGCAGTTCCACTTGGACCTGTACCTGCAACACTAATTGTTGCAACAGAACCTTCATCAGTTCTTGTACCACTATCGTCTGTTGTATCAATAGTAATTGTTAAATCGTTTGCTGGACTTTGACCACCTAGTTGTGATCCTGGAACTAAAATTGTATGATCATCAAAGTAACCTGTACCTGGAGTATTAACTACACCAGTATATGCTCCATTACTAATTGTAATATCAAAACTTGCAGTACTACCTTGTAGCATTTGAATCTGATTTGAACTCTGTTTAACATCTTGGAATACTACTTCGTCATTACCTGAACCACCTATTGTTGCTGTTAAGATTTCTCCACCAACGTCAATAGTAGCTACTGTAATTGTTGCGTCATTTGCTGGCGTTGCTCCACCTAATATGTTACCTGCTACAACAAATGTTTCACCAGCTAAGTATCCTGTACCAGAGTTTGTAATTGTTACTCCGTATACTGAACCTGTTTTACTAATACTAAAGTCTGCTGTTGAACCTGAACCTGTTGGATATGTATATGCTACACTTGGATAAGTTTCGTTAGCTGTTGGACCTGTACCTGTAATTGTAAAGCCAGTAATAACTCCTGTACTTACTGATGTAACTTCAATAAGTGCATCATTAAGTGGACTTGTTCCTCCTGGGAATACATCTCCTTGTATAGCTAATCTATCTCCAACTACATACCCTTGTGTTGGTGCTAATGCTGTACCTGAACTTGTAATACTCGTAATACTACCAGCGGCATCTACACCTGTAATAGTAATTGTAATATCGTTTGCTGGACTTTGACCACCTACGTTATTACCAAGAATTGTAAGTGTTGAACTGTTAGCATAGTCTTGTCCAATAGTACTACCAATTGAAACTGAATACGTTCCATTTGAATTTTGTGTAACATTAAATGTTGCACCTGTTCCTTGAACGTTATATCCTGAAGTAATATTAGTAAATGAGGCACTATTAACTGCTGTACCTGTAATACTTAAACCTGTAATTTCTCCACTGCCGCCAACACTATCAATAGTAACTGTTGCATCGTTAGTTGGACTTGTACCACCTAATTCTGTACCTAGTATTGTAAATGTTTCGTTTTGTGCATATCCTGAACCTGGTGCTGATGGGTTAACTGTGTATGTGCTACCTGTAAATGCAACGTTAACTTCTGCTCCTGTACCTATTGAACTTGTAGTAAATGAAGGTCCTGCAAAGTTTGCTACTGCGTCTGCACCTGCGCCTGATTCTGTAAAAGATGTAATTGCACCTGTGCCGTCAACACCTGAGATTGTAATATCTAAATCGTTAGTTGGACTTGCACCTCCAAAAACGTTTCCTGGAATTCTAATAACTCCACCTACGGTATATCCTGCATCTGTTGATCCAGCATTTTTAGTAACTGGGTTATAAATGTTGTTAGTTAAAGTAACATCCCATGTTGCTCCAGTTCCGCCTGTTCCTGCTTCTGGAGGTAAATCTGTAAATGTTGGGTCATCAGTTACGGCTGTGTATGTACCGGCACTACTCGTAACATCAAGTATTAGTCCTGTACCAGCACCGTTAATATTTGTACCTACAACACTTGTTAATACTGCATTACCATCAAATGCTACACCTGTGAAACTAAATGTTAAAATTACTCCGCCAACATCAATAGTATCAACTGTAATTCTTAAATCGTTTGTACCTGAAGTACCACCTAATGTTTGTCCGTCTACAACTAACACATCACCTGCTTCAAAGTTAATACCTGCTGTTTGCATTGCAACTGTGTATTGTCCTAAAGTAGGATTACCTCTATCAATATTAAACGTTGCACCTGAACCTGCTGATTCATAATTAGTACCAGTAATTCCTGAGTATGTTACTGTGTTACCAACAATCGCCCCTGTAGTATTTCCATCAAAGTTAAGTGTGTTACCTACAATAGTAGTAACATGAATCGCTGTTCCGTCACCTCTATCAATTGCTTCACCTTGTGTAATACCTGTTGCGTCAACAAGAGTAATTGCATTTGTACCAATTGGATAATCTCCATTAACGTCAAGTGTATTTAAAACACCACCGTTATCTGATACACCACTAACTCCGCCTGTTATACTTGTAACCTGAGCACCACTTCCAATACCAGCACCTTGTGTAATACTAGCAACTACAAACGTAAAGTCTGCGCCTCCACCAGCACCCAATGAACCGTCTACAACAGTAAGAATATCGCCTGCGGCGTTATTTCTACCTGGATTTAAAATTGTAATACTTGTAACTTCACCAGTTCCGCTAACAACAATAGTATACGTACCTGTAATTAAATCTGCCGCAATGCTGTTTGAAAATGCTGTTGAAACTGTATATGTTCCGCCTGTTCTACTTGCGTCTGCGGCACCAAATGTACCAACTGTTGCTACTTGGCCACCTTCATTAATAACTGGAGCACCAACTTCTGGAGCAGTTCCTGACCAAGTAACAATACTTGATCCTGTTTCTGCCGCTAATGGGTTAATCCATGTACCTGCCGCACCCTGTGATAAAATAGTAAACTGTGGTTGACCAATTGCCGCACCTGTATAAAATCCTGCTTGTCTTAACTGCGTATAGTATGTTGATAATACTTCACCGTTAGTTGAGCCAACTTTTGATTTAGCAAAGAATGTAAATGTACTGTTAGTTGGAACAGTTGAAACAATAAACGATCCCTCTGCTCTACTTGCACCAGCAACACTATTTTCTAGTGCCTTAATTGTAATAGGAGTACCTGCTACAATACCGTGTGGTCCAACTGTAGTTACAGTAATTAAACTTTGTCCAACACCGTTTGTACCAGCTGAAGCATCTGTTACAACTGTTGATACAACTGTATCTGTGCCTGGTACTTCGTAAATACTTGGATACCCTCTTTGCATAGCAATCGCTTGCCACTTTGTAGGCTGTAGTCCATACTCAAAGTCAGCATCAAGCATAGATACTGAATTACTAACACGCATACGTTCAATAGCATCTGTACCAAAGTCATGTGGTCTAGTAATAACATCACCTTGGTCAATAAATATTTGTATATCATCTGTATCGTAAAACTGTTTAACTTCTTCTTTAATTGGAAGTACGCCTAAACCGTGTTCAATAACATTTGTAATAACAGCAAATAATTCTGTTACTCTTTGACTAACATTTAATTCACTAATTTGTAAAATAGTATTTTGTGCAACTGCTCCTGCACCTGATTGTGCAGTTGGATATAACGTGTTTGAAAAAATATAACCGTTAATTACATCTCTACAAAAATGTTTTGCTAAAACTTCTGGCATTCTATCGCCGTCAATTTGTGGCGTAGTTTGCACCCAATACTTACTAGCATTAAAGTGTGTTTTTGTATTACCAGAATATTTAATATCGTTAGTAATACCTTCAACATTAAAGCCCATATCTCTTTCACACTTAGCAGTATTATATGTGTAGTTGTACCATACATCTGAAATTGCGTTAGCTGTTGCTGATACAAATGTATGTTCTGAAGTATCAGATGAAATACCAATATTAACTGTAACTGTGTCCGTAGTAGAACTTTCAACTAAAATTGGTTTATTATAAAATGGATCTGTTCCTGTATCATTAGGCACCCCACTTGCTCTTGGATAAGCATGTTCAGTAGCATGGTTGTCATATCCACAAGTAAATGTTAATCCACCTGTAGCAATTTTAATATAATCGCCTCTGTAATATCCATGCGCCGCCATTGTTAAAACTAACTTTCCACTTGCAGGACTGTATGCCGCCGCAGATGGAGTTTGTCTTGTACTTGCCGCAACCTTACCTGCAATCCAAGCAACTGTTTCTTTTTGTAAAAACGATTTATTTGCTTCTAATAGTGCTACTGCTCTTGGAGAATAAACTCTATTGTCTGTATCTTTAGCAAGAAAGATTGTAGTAACTGTACCAGTTCTTTCAAGGAACTTTGGAAAGTCTTCTTCAACACCTTTAGTTAACTGCGAAGTATCATCTGTTTGGAATGTTGTTGAAGCACCTAAATCAGGATCACTAAAGTTATATAAAATTTCATTGTTTGTTGAATCTGTAATCAACAATAAATCGTTTGCCGGAACACGAGTCTGAATCTTAACACTTGAAATCTGTGATCTCTGTAGCGTTGGAATAACATCTAGTCCGCCTGCAATAACAGTTGTAATGATACCCATTAGTTCTGTTATTCTTGCATCAGTACCTGTTTCATAACTACTACCTTGGTCGTAAACTTGTGTAGTTGTAACTGGAACTGCTTGTAAACTTGTGTAAGCAACCTGTGGTAAAATGTAGTTGTTAATTAAACTAACAACAAAGTTCTTTGCCGCAATTTCAGGAGCTCTATCACCATCAATCTGTGGTGTTGAATTGATCCAGTACTTACTTGCTAAGAAACGTGCTTGAAAGTTTCCGCCATAACGTAGGTCCCAAAGTACACCTGTTACTCCGTCTGTACCTTGTAAGTTATATCGTGTATCACGTCTACATAGCACATCGTTGTATGTATAGTTGTACCATATTGAACCCGGATTTCCTGTGTTTGCCGCAACTTGTGCAGTAAGCCATGCTGATAATTCGTCAACAATAAAGTCTGTATTATCGTTAATTAATTTGTATGCATATGGAAATCTATTTTCACTAACAGGAATACCTGGTTGAAATATATACGAGTCAATTTTTTTCTTTGCCATTTGTTTTCCTACATTCCGAAAGCAACAGCCATTGCTGATGCCCTGCTGTCCACATATTTTTTGTTAGTAACTGTCGTAGCCGATGTTGGTTTTGCTTGTACTTGTGCTGTAGCAAACGTTGCATTAGCCGGAGTTACTGCTCCAATTGTAGTGTTATTTATTGTTCCTGAGGTCGCTATTAAGTTATTAGTGGTAACTGAGCCTGCCTTAGATAAACCAATGTTTACACCGTCTATATTACCGCCACCCGATGGAGCAACAGTTAATCTACCATTGCCTGCTGGGCTTACATTTACATCTGCATTTAAACCTGTAAAGTTTGAAGTTGAATTTACTGTTAATAAATTAGCAGTAATATCCATGTTACTAAGTGTTCCACCGTTTGCTGGATTAATAACTACTGTTCCCGAACTTCCACTAGGTGCAAGTGTAATAACTGCATTTTCGCCTTGGGCTGTTAAATTGCCTGTTGTTGTAATTCTACTAAAGTTACCAATACCACTAACTAGTGGGTCAATAACTGTAATTTCTACTAATGGTATTTGATCACCATCACCATACCATAATGATGCTGGTGTGTTATCAGGTACACTAAAAGTTAATTTACCTTCAAACTTACTTTGAGCGTCAATACCTGTTACTGTTGTAGTACCATCTAAAGATGTGTGTGATAGCCCTGAAGTAAATGGTTGGTATACTGATCCATCAAAGCTATAAAAATTCAATGTCATGTTACCAGTAATATCACCGGCTTCGTTTAATTCTCTTAAAAATAAATTAAAAACATAACTACTTCCCCTAGTTAATTCAAACGTTGGGTTTGCTAATAAGTTAGGTTCGTCATCTGGATCTATTTTGCCATCAATAGTAAAACTGTTACCAGCTTGACGGAATAAAAAGTCACCAGCAGTATCTACAACATCTTCTGTAACTGTATATGTAAGTGTACGAAGTTGTACATTACCTACGTCATCGACTATGAAACCCGGGCTTTTAAAGCCATACTGAGCTTGGAAGGGTGATTTAATTACTGCCATTTAGTTTCTCCAATAGTATTTATCACTAGCTTTGTACCACTATTAATCCATGCATTGCTCCATGGAATTGACAGTTATAATGATAAGTTCCTACTGCTGAAGGTGTCCAAGCTACTGATCCTGAAGATGATGCACCTTGTCCTGTTGCTAATGGATTTGTTACAATATTACCTGTACCTGTTGAGTTTTGTGCTTTAATATAGAATGGATGTCCTGGTGCATTCATAGTAAATGTAACTGTATCATTAACATTAATTGTTACCGTTTGGTTAGCACCATTTACTGTACCTAATCTATCTGTGCCGTTTAATGTATATGAACCTGAGCCGTTATTTGAAGTTGCTATTGTATAACTGTTTCCTGGTGTTGTACTTGTATCAATAATAGCAATACTCTTAGTTGATTCTCCATTGTCTAGTGCAATTACAAATCCTTCATCGCCTTCTGTTGTTGCATCAGCTGTTGCAGTAAGTGTAATACTATCCGTTGTTCCAACAACAAAGTTTCCTGTTAATGCCGCGCCACCTATGTCTGCACCTGTTACACCTGAAATTGTATAAGGTAAAATAGTACCATTTTCAACATTTGATGTTGAAAGTGTAATTGTAAATACTCCGCCTTCGTTAACTGTGTTAGTAGATGATCCTAATGTATAACTTGGAATAATTGGACTTAAACTCGTGTCGCCGATTGCAACTTCAACGATTGTACTTGTACCGTCAATTGACATTTGGAATGTTTCTGCACCGTCTGTTAATAGATCTTCAGTTGCAGTATAAACAATTGATTCTACAGTTCCAATCTCAAAGTTACCTGTTAAGTCTGCTCCGCCTATATCTGCTGAGTCAACTCCTGTAATTGTATATCCAACTAGTGTGCCGTTTGCAACGTTTTCAGAAGTTAATGTAATAGTAAATGATCCACCTTCATCAACTGTTGCCGCACTAGTTGTAAGTCCGTAACTGATAGCTGGTGTTGTACTTGTATCTTGGATAACAATACTAGTAGTAGCTTGATTGTTATCAAGTTTAACTGTCATTACTTCTTGACCTTCTGTTGCTAAGTCAACAGTAACAGGGAAACTAAGAATATCTGTTGTTCCAACAATAAATGTTCCTGTAAGATTTAATCCACCTATATCTGCACTTTGTATACCTGAAATTGTATAAGGTAAAACTGTACCCGCAAGTACATTTGATGTAACTAATTCTACTGTAACTGTTTGTCCAAGTTCTCCAGTATTTGTAGTGCTTGGATTTAATGTATAAACTGGTGCGTTTGCCGCAACGTTTGATCCTAATAGTGTTGCTGTAGGTTCGTTCTGTGTTGCATAATAGTTTGCTGAGTAAATTACTTTTGCTCCTGCAATAGCAGTTGAGTCATCTTGTACTCTTGGATATGCCATAAGTTTAAAGTACGAATCTGTAACTTCAACTTCTAATTGTAATAGGTCATCTCCTAAATTACTACGTCCGTAAACAACAATATTTGCTTTACTAGTACTAGCTGTTGCCATTGCTTTAATTACTTCTTTGCGTTCACTATTTACATCACATGCAATAGTGTATTCTACACCAAAGTAACTACCAACGTACCAACGGTCTAATTCTGTTCCTGCCTCTACTAACGAATAGCTTGGCCCTGCATAAGACAAGTTGGTTCCATTACGAAACTCAATCGTACTATTTTGTCCGCGTCTAAAGTATTTGGTGATATCGAAGCTCATTGTACCTTTTACATTCCTCTTTAGTATATTTACCTAATTATGGACTGTTACGATTGCTAGTGGTGTAAGCGTGTAATACCTAAATACCACATATCTAAAGGGTATTGTTTGCTTACAAAATGATGTGTAATTTGTAAATTGTTATCAGTAATCATGTCTTGGAATGTGTCAGGATTTGATCCCCATACATTTTCAGCAAGTACAATAATTCCATCGTCGGTTAGGTAATTGTTAACATTGTTAAAGAAATTTTTATGTATAGACCAGTCTAAATCTTTATATTTCCTTGGATCGTCATAGTGTGCTACATACGGATCCATGTTAAAGTGAGGTGGATTAGCAACAATTAGGTCAAATTTTTGTTGCGGAATATTTGTAAAGTTGTCACTTAGAAAAAATTGTGCAGTATCTTGTAAGTTATTTTCTTTTATTGTTTGTAATACAGGAAGCTGAGTTGGCTCATAGATGTCTGCCAATGTAACTTTGTTTGCTATGCCTGTTGCAAGTAATCCAAACCCCCAAAAGCCTGGTCCACTACACCATTCTAGTACATTGTTAAATTTTTTATCTTCGCTTATTGCTTGTGTTGCATCAATAAAGTCATCGACCATTGTATTGCCACAGCCGTCTGTGTCTTTGGTCCAGTGAATCTTTATATCAAAGTATTGGATAAAGTCATCTTCCATGACTTTAATTGTTTACTGTAATTAGCTTATTGTATTCTGGCAAATAAAGATATTCAATATCACTATTACGTAGTGTACGTACAGCATCATCTAGTGTTTCAACTAACGGTTCGCCACCTAAGTTAAAACTAGTATTGAAAATTATACTAGTACCAGTACGTTCTTTGAACGCTTTGATAATGTCATAGTAATGTTTGTTTTGATCTCTATTAACTGTTTGAATTCTACATGTGCCATCTACGTGAATAATACTTGGAATCTTTTCAGCAATACCAGGTTGACAGTTTACAGCATACATCATTGTTGGTGAACTTTTCATTCCACGTAAGTCAAACCATTCATGTACATCTTCTTCTAGTATACTACCTGCAAACGGACGGAAGTATTCTCTACGTTTAACTTTGTTTACATAATCTTTACCATTAGGATCACTTGGATCATACATAATAGTTCTATTACCTAATGCACGTGGACCGTTTTCACTACGTCCTTGGAATAATGTAACAATCTTTCTATTAGCAAGTAAGTCTACAGCTTTAGTATTATCTGCATCTTCAACTGTTGCATTATACTTTTCTACAACTGCATTAATTTCTTCGTCTGTATAACTGTAAGCTGGTCCTTCATATAGTGTTTCTTGCTGTTCTTGACGTTTGTTACTTTTAGTTAAACGTCTATGCATTAACATTGCACCACCCATTGCTGTACCTGCATCGTTACTTACTGGTTCAACATAAATTTCAATGCCTTCGTCTTTTAATTCTTCTAAGTAATGATAGTTAGCAACACAATTAAGTCCGTATCCGCCACTAATAACTACTTTGTTCTTACCTGACATTGCAACTGCTTTGCGAATTAAATTTGCAACTTCTGTTTGGCTTTCTGTTTGTATTTGATAAGCCATGTTACGTCTGTTTTCTAAATATGTTACATCTTGATTTTCTTCATCGCCATGATTAGTTAAGTATGTGTGCATGTTGTAATTAACATGAGCACCATTAGGATACGTTGGAACAATAACATGTCTATCTGCTTGTGATGTCATTGTATCATGTCTAAATATTTTAGGTGCCGGACTGTCTGCTTTACCGTATGGAAATAATCCCATAGTTTTACCTGCTTCAATAAAACTGAATCCACAGTACTCTGTAACTGCTTCATACGCTTTAACAATACCAGCATTTTCTGAAATAACTAATTCGTGTGTTTGATCCTTATCTTCGTCATACATTTCACTTGAAAATTCAGGCATCCATGCACCCATAACAGGTCCATTAGCACCAATGTGTTTGTATAATGTTTTAAAGTTATCTGGATAGTTGCAATCGTAAATACTTTCTGTTTCCCAAACAGTAGTAGGAACTCCGCCGATATCTAATGTAATAAATGTTCCAGCACCATCAACAATAACTGCACAAGCATCTTCAAATCCTGAACGATAAAAAGCACAAGCGGCATGTAACTTGTGGTGTATGTTTGACATGTCAATTACTTGAGGATGATTTCCTCCTTGGTATGCTTCACGTTTAATAAGTCCTAGCTTACGTGCAAGTCCTGTATAAACATCATCGCCACTAAAGTCTACTTTGCCAGCAGTTTGTTCTAAATTTTGTGTATGTGCAACAACTAAAAAGTCTAGCTTGTCTGTATATTCAAGTATCTTAATCATACTTGCATATGGGCCGCCATCGTATTTTTGTCTTGTTAGGCGTTCTTCTTCAATTGAAAAAACAATTTCACCATCTTTTAATAAACATACTCCGCCGTTATGTCCTCTAGCAATTCCAGCGATCCATACTGATTTTTTACTTGGCATCTTTTATTCCTCTATAACTTCTATCCCAATTTGCTAATTGCAAATTTGTAATATTTTTAATAGTTTCTTTGTAGTCGTTAGTTTTACAATCTATAACAGTATCTATCATTTTTTGTGTTTGTTCTGATAAGTTGTGGCTTAGATATGATTGGCAAAAACTTAAATGCTGTACTGGACTAGGGTGTAACTCTAACCATTTTTCGCCATTTCCTTCAAACCACCAACTAGAGTCTGGTCTATTCCAAGCATGTAATCCTAATGATTCTAGCCATTCAGGACCTTCTAGTACGTATCTATATTGTTCTAGATTAAACTCTTTAAATGCATCAGCAAGTTCAGGTGTATTTCTTAAATTTTCACCATGTCCTTTTTGATGCGGAATATCTGTTCCTAATGTTTCTAAGTTACTAATACTTGTAAAATGAAACTTACAATTTGTATCTTTTAATAAACCCTTAGTAAGTATAATGTTATTCATTGTGTGTAAAAACAATGCTTTTTCATCATAAAAAGTTTCTATCCATTTGTCATCAAATACTTCTTTGTTCTGATAACTGAATATACTACCTTTAGTTTGCCAAGGTTCTGCGTGTTTAAAGTTAAGATAATCGTAACGTAAATGACTTGACCATTGTACTATTACTGTATCGTCTTTGTCAAATTCATTTGTAGCGTGGCATTCTGCAACACGTTCAGCAATAGCTCTATTTCCTAAGCCTGCATGACCCCAATTTTCATAGTGGTCAAATTGCTGTGCATAAATGTCTGCGTAGGTTGGCCAATTCCATGATGTATAGGAACACCCAAATACAAATAAGCGTTTCATTCTTAAGCAGGAGTTGCTTCTTTGGTCGTACTATTGTAGTTTACACCAACTTTTTTCTTATTTCTAATTCCTGCTGTTACTGAATCACAAATGACACTTTCAACTTTGTCATTCATTGCCATGATACCGTCATTAACTCTATCTGCATATTCATCTGTTGTAACTCTAATAGGTGAATATACTCTAGCACCTTCGCCCATGTCTAAAATATCAAAGTTTTTATCTTCTGGATACGAAACATTAACTGGAAAAGTTGATCCTATTACTACTGTACATTTAATACCTAGTGCATGTGCAATATGTTGCCCTACACTATCACAGCCTAAAAAGTAATCTGCATTTGCAATAATTCCTGCCCAATGTCTTAGGTCTGCACCCATAGGACTTGCTACAGGTTCTTTACATCCGTGTTTTGAAAAGTCAATACCAAACTCTGCCATGTGTACCATTGCATATTTTTTAGAAAGTGATTTAACAATATTAACTGAATTTTCAGCTTCAAAACTTCTACCACTCCAGTCAGTAATTACACCATTGTCATGTTGTACTGCTCTACCAAATGGTTGAAAAACAACTACTTTGTCTTTTTTAGTTTTTTCTTTAACTTCGTCTACTAGCTTTTTACCAAACAACATTTCTTCTCTAGAAAGTTTTAAAATTGGTTTGCTTAATTTACGTAATCCTTTATTATTAATTTGAATATCGTATGCTTCTGCAATACTACATTGTTGGTTGTAGTATTCCCAAGCTCTGTAAGGCTCAGGTGTAATCAAATTCATATCTTTAAGTTTATCTTGGAAAAGATTCTTGTGCCAGTGATCGTATGCCTTTGCATGGAGTACTGGATGACCTTTATAAAAGTCAGTACCGCCTTCGCATACAATGATAAAGTTATCGTCTGGATTTTCTTCTGCAAACTTCTCAAGTGCCGGAATACTAGCAAGAACTCTGCCAGCGCCACCATTGATGAAAATAGCTGTATTTCTTTTATCTGTCATTTTATATCCTTGTTACAATATGTGTAATTGCTTGTAACAATATTTAATGAAGATTAGTTTAGCTTGATTGTTTTCTGGCTGTTACAGTCCCAGCAATACGTGTATTGCCTCTTGAGTCTGTAGGAGGTGTTGGAAGCCCGTCTGCTACGCCATCATCGTACGGTGTACCGTCTGTACTTAGATTCAATCTTTCTAAATCATAAGCCATATAGTTGCCGCCTGTTTCTGGTGGAACAAAGTGTCCCGTTGCAGGGTGATATGTGTGTTCCATTAACCAACCATCTGCAGGATTGTTACGATCAGCTTCGCTTAAATAACGGCCAATCTGTCCTGGAAATTGATCTCTTTCGCCATACACACCTGGGCGTTTTGCGTTTGGACTCTGTGGAAATCTTACTTTCCAAGGGTCAATTCTAATTACTTTACTTAAATTAAATGTTGCACCTGAACCACCGCTTGTAGTTGCTGTAGTTGCTACTGCGTTAAGTGTACGTGCTTCTGCAATATGTCTTGCATTAAATGCGTTACGTGTTCTAACACCTGTAATTGCACCATCTGAATCAACTGCTGTAACAATAATGTTTACATCTAATGAATCATTTTCGTTAACAAGAGCTGTATCATCTAATCCACTAGTTGCCGCTTCAAAATCAAATCCGGGTCTCTTACCCATTGGTTGACTTAAATCGTCTAATGTACCTACATCTGCACTTGAAAAACCAAATACACTTGCGTCAACGTTAAAGTTGTCGCCTACTGCATATCCTGTTCCTGCTGTTGCAATAGCTACTGACCATGCCGCACCATATGTAGCTGGTAAGTTTCTTAATGCTATTCTATAATCTTGCCATTCAGTAATTAAACTTGATGGCATATCTTCTGATACGTGTCCGTCACTAGCGTTTAGTCTAGACCAACGTACTTTTTTAATTGCTTCCCAATCTGTGTGTGGCTTAATAAATGGAAAAGGTGTAACCCATTCTTGTGCAGTTGGATTGTATTCAATTTCATCTCTATCGTATGTGTGATCTGGTGTCGGAACTTTAGGCTCAATATGTACAAATGGATTACCTTCCCAATCATTTATTGGAAGTGTAGTACTTATTTGTTCTCTGCCTTCTAAAAATAGTGTGTCTTGATCAGTTTCCATCAATTCGCAAAGTAAGGGATTGTCTTCACAGTTAACTTTAACCATGTATTCACTTGCCGCAGGTACAAAATCATCTTCAACTTGGTAGCTAAATTTAACTTCACCTGTACGCTTGTTATCTCTTTTACGTAAAAATACCCACATCTCTTTAGGACCTTCATAAGTCCAAGTACCCACTTTACCTAAGTTGGCAGTTTGATACAGATATGCATCTGGCATATCATATGAGAAGTCTACGTTTACTTCTACTACTCTATCTGTTGCATTTGGATCTATCATTCTATTTTCCTATTTGTTACCTTTTAATAAAACACCACGTATACAGCGCCTTCAGCACCTGGTGAACCACAACAGCAACCGCCGCCATATGCTCTACCTGATTCTCCTGCACCACCTGGCCATGAACCAAATCCGCCACACTCGCCGCCTCTTGTACAACAACCGTTTGGTCCCATTTTAGGTCCTGATTGTGCCATTGGAGCAGTTGGTGTTAATTCTAATCCTCTATCTCCGCAATGCTGTGATCTTTGTGAAGAACCTGTCATACTTGCAATACCAAAGTCAACGTTATTAGGTTGAATTTGACAGTTATAACAGTTCATACAGCAACCGTAACAGCTAAAGAAACCATGACAATGTGTACAGTTACTACAGTAACCTCCACAAGCTACAGCACAAAAACATGAGCCGCCTGTTGGAGTTCCCATAACAAAACTGTTATGTCCTGCATAGTTATTACCTGCATATAAACAACATCCTGATCTACCTGCACAAATTGTGAATGAATCACCGCCTGTTACGTTAGTAGATTTAATAGCATATCCGCCTGAGTCTGCTGGATAACCTTGCATACAGCAACAGCCTCCATTTCCTGAAGCACCGCCGCCCCACATTTCAAATACTGCAAAAGTAGCACTTGATGGAACAGACCAGTTACAACATTTTCCGCCATTGTTGTTACAATAATATCTTGATTCTGGTGGCACGCCATATGCTTGTGCTGGCCACGCTTCGTTGTGATCTGAGTTCCAAGCGTAACTAACTGTAAACGCTTGTGGAGATGCAACACCTACATCGTATCCTGGAATATAATCTCTTAAATTTGACATAAATTACTCTCCTTATCCTACGTCCGATTGATAGTAAACTACTACTAATCCACCAGCGCCTGGACCACCGCAGTAACAAGTACCATTGTGAGTATGTAGTGTTCCGCCGCCGCCTCCTGGGAAGTCAGCTGGTCCATCTGCATCTCTACCGTGTGTTTTATAACAATTATCTCTTGACATTCTAGCACTTTGTCCGCCGTATGGTGCTGATGTCATGTTTTCCCATGATGAACTAGAACACATAGATGTTCCTGCTCCACCACCATTCATACCGCACATACTAAAGTCTGCGCCTTTTACACAACCACACATTCTGTTTGGACATCCACAATGTCCGCCCCATGCAGTACCAAAACCACAAGTTGCACAACCATATCCGCCACCTGATGCACATAAGCAAAAGTAGCCTCCTGATTTACAACCGTTACCTGAACATGCATAACTACCACATCCTGTACAGCCCATTACTGGTCTACAGCAACCTGCCGCTCCTGCACATAATGTAAATGTTGTTCCTGGTGTAATTTCAGCAATTTTTCTACCGTACGATCCTGCTCCGCCTGGAAAACCTGACATACAACAACAGCCTCCGCCACCGTCTCCGCCTGCTCCCCATGTTTCAAAAGCCGCCCAGTTTACATCTGCACTAGGTGTCCATGCACAACAGCAACCTGGGTTACTGTTACGAGTATTATCAAATGAACTGTGGTAAACATAAATCGTTCTCAGAGGCTTTGCTCCGGAATCTGTTCCAAGTTGTAATAGTGATCTTAATGCAGACATTTATTGTTCTCCTTAACCTATTCCTACGCCATCTTCGGCTGGTGCTTCAGCATATCCGCCTACAGTTGGTTCTTCTGGGAACTTAACCATATGTGCTGGAAATTCATCTGCCTGGCCACGCTTGAACGTAACTGGTAATTCTCTAAGTTTTTGTCTAAATGCAATCCAAGGATTCTTAACGCTATCAGGTGAATCTGCTGATACTTTATGATCTGTTGAATCTAATCTATCGTTTCTTAATTGTGTTAATGTTTCCCATGTTTGCCACGGTTGCTTCCAAGTCAATGTCCAGTTATTCGAATCAGCATCATGAGTACATAAGTCTCTTTCGTAAGCATGATCTGGGTATGGTGGCCATTGTGTTGCGTAAGTTCCGTAACCTTCTGGTAAATTTGTTACAACATCACTTTGCGATAACGTTACTGTGTGTGGAAGAAAGATAGCACACATTAAAGTATCTTCGCCATTACAATCTAAAGTAACTAATCTTTCACCTTCTGGTGTTGTATCAGTAGTTGGATTGTAGTTAAACTCCTCATCTGGAGCATTTTGTGATAGTGTATTTTTTCCGCTTGTTGCATCAACATAGATATACAATGATTCTGGTCCTGTATAACTAGCTGTTGCTGTGTCCCCATCACTATTTGATTGACTCAAATATTCATTGGGGATATCATATGTAAAGTTTTTTGTAATTTCAGCCATTTTGTTTCCTTCGTTTGTATTTAGTCATATTAACTGTACGACACCTTAACCATTCCGCCTGAGCCCCAATGGCCCCAACAGCACGGTCCGCCACATGCAGTACCATTATATCCAGCATCACCTGGGTAAGGTTGAGCACAACCCCATCCGCAACCCGAACAAGTCATTGGATTACCGCAGTAATCACGTCCTTTTCTTGTGTTGCTACTCTTTGGTGAACTTGGTACATAATCCCACATTTGATTGTGACAATAATGCGTTTGTAGTGGTTGTCCTCTACTGTGACCTAATCTTAGATCACCTTGTGTACCGCCTGATATCTGTGAACATCCAAAGCAACAATTATATGCGTAGTGTGCATGACAGTTTGTTCTTCCTGTACATCCACCTCTTGCACACGTTGTTGGAATACTTGAACCAGTAACAAAACTAGTTGATCCGTCAATTCCTAAACAATCACGTTCACAACATGCACCATTACCTGCCGCACAAATTGTAAATGTACATCCAGCTACAACTGAATGTGATCTAATACTGTATGACCCGCCACCTGCGTTCTGTGAACTAAACTGACAACAGCAACCACCTGCTCCTGCCGCGCCTGCTCCCCATAACTCAAACGTTACGTTAACAATACCAGTTGGTACTGTCCAGTTACAACAGCAACCACCATTGTTAATTCCTCTATTGTTATTGTAGACGTAGAAGAATTTTGTAGGAACAGAAGATCCTCCAATAGTGTCGCCTAATAGTGTTCTCAGGTCTGCCATAATTAGTATCCTCTCTTCTTACGTTCCTGACATAATCCAGCCGTAAGTCGACCCGGAATAAATCAATGTAATCGCCACGTTATTAATATCTAAAACTAAATCCTCGGATAAGTTTTGGATCTTTGAACCGTTTCTAGCAAGTGTTACGTTGTTGGTGTTGAAATTACCTGTAACATCAATGACTGAAATTGTATCATTTACGACTAAACTAGCATTTGCTGGTAAAGTAACTGTAAATCCAGAACCCGAAGAATCAGCTAAAATTCTATCATTAACAATGGCTTGATAGGTAGTGTTAATACTACGAATAACGCTACTAGCAGTTCCTGTTGTTGAAATATATCTTCCCATTTTAGTGTTTCCTTTTTATTACTATATTTATCATTATGCTGTAGATGTCTCAATACCCATTGCTACTGCACTGACGTTCACGGCAGAACTGTAAACAACAAGTATTTGCCCTGCCGCCAAAGCAATACCTGATCTTTCTAACACACCCTTAGCTAGTATCTCTACATCGTATTCAATGTATTCACTTGCTAGTGGTGTTCCAGCTGATGCGACTGCAACCCTTACCGAAATTGCACTATTTCCTCTATTACAAATCGATAGCGTTACAATCCCGAAGGTGTTTGCAGGTACCGTGTAAAGAGAAGTGTTAGTGCCAGCGGCTAAGTCTGCGTGTCCTAATCTTCCTGTGGCCATATTATTTCTCCTTTTAGCTCAATATAAATTGTTGCATCGCTACAGGTGATCCGCTTACGCCACCTGTGAAATGCATCTGTGCTGTTGTATTTATTAATACTCCGGTAGTAGTTGTTATTGTATTACCTTGAATATTGATAACACCAGCAGTTACACTATTTACGTTCAATTCTGATGCACCTCCACCAATTTGGCTAGTAATATATGTCTTAATAGCCTTCTGTGTAGGAACAATACTATCACTGTTCGCAGTAAACGTACCATCTGTACTAAATTCGTTAACTGTTGCACCAGCACCGCCAAGTGCTACTGCTCCAAGTTGTAGTTCTTGTAGTCCTGATATACTAAATGCATCAGCATTTAGCGTTGCAATACCAGTTGCCTGTTCAACACTAAACAAGTCGCCAACTCTAAAGTTACCGTCTTGGTCTGTACTTGTGAAGAACACTCTTCCTCCACCACCCTCTACAGCTTCATCTGCAGGATCAGCTGGTGTAGTTGGAGTACCTGGATAGTTAGTAGTAGTGAATCCACCAGTACCAATGTCCAAATAGTCGTGTCCTGTTAGTCTACATTGCGAATATCTAATTCGCATTTCAACATTATCGCCGTGTGCTGGAGCATCGTTTAACTCCATGTTTGGTGATATTTGTAGTAATGCTGAGTATGGTGAACTACCAGTTAATTGTGTAACACTAACAAGTTTAAAGAATTGATTTGGTAAACTTGCAAATTCTACGTTTGCACCAGCTTGTGGAATACTTTCCATTCCTTCAACCTGCATGTATTTGCCATCTTGTTTAGCATCTCTATAACCTGCTCCGTAAGCAATAGTACCGTTAGCAACATATGGGCTACCGTTTGTAAGTACTGCCGGAAATAGTAACAAATAATCTAAGTAAAGTTGTAAAGTATTTGCATCAATACGTTTTACATAATATCTATTACCGTTAATTTGTGTTGTACCACCAACTGTATTAATTAACACTTTGTCTCCGTCAATTAATCCGTGTGTTGCAACAGTAATATTTAATATACCTGTTCCACCGTTTGTTGGTAAACTTGTAAGTCCGTTTATTAATCCTTCGTTAACAATGTCAATTAAGCCGCCCATTAAAGTAATAGCACCTGCTTCACCATTGTTAGAATTTGTAGTTTGTGTAGTTACTACTGGACTTTGTAAAGTTGTATAAGCTGAGTTAGCTAAAATATTAGTTGTTAACAATGTTCTCAAAAACTCATAAGCCGCAAGTTTTTGACCTTGTCTTCCTGGTAGCGTAGAGTTTGCACCAATCCAATAACTTCTAGCGGCTTTAACTGTTTCTTTAGTTCCACCAAACTTAATATCATGTGCTAGTGCGTCAACATATTCGCCGACGTCTGCTTCCCATGTTGCTCCATCATATGTAAAGGCATCCCATAATGAGCTACCAACAGGAGCGTTTACAATTTGATTGTTAATGTAAGCAATAACTTCGTCTTTAATAAACTCTTTGTTAGCTGTAAGCAATGTGTAAGCATAAGGATTAGCAGTAAATGCTACTCCTGTAATGTCTTTTTCATATCCTGTATCTACAACTTCAGCTGTAGCTGTTGTCCAACCTGTTCCTCTTGAAGCAAAAGTTGGTTGTGCAAGTACACCATCACCTAAGAATACTTCTAATGGAGCATCTTCTGTATTGTTTGGATCTGTAAATGTTACTGTTGGTGGTGCTGTATAAGAAGCACCTGGGTGAATAATTCTTACTTCACTAATTTTACCATCTGCAACTTTTGCTCTAGCAATCGCTTGTGCTGTTGCTGTTGATCCGTCATTGCCAGGAGCACTAATAGTAACTCTTGGTTCAATGCTGTATTGCGTTGTATTATCTAATTCAGCTTCAACTGCTTGTCCGCTAACTGTAGTGTCCCAACCTGCCGAGTTATCTGAATATTTTTTAATAGTTGCAATTTTTGTACCTGCGTTGTATGTATCAATATAACCATACTGTCCTGCACCTTTACCACCTACTAAGAATATTGCCATACCTAAGTATGCCGCACTCAACGAAGCATCTGTGTTTGAAATTGTAATGCTTGTAGTATTACCAGTTTGTGGAGTATTAGTTGCAGTTTTATAATCTTTACCACCAAATGTTGATGTTGTACCTGTTAATCTAATCTGCATAACACCGCCTGTTACAACTGTTGGAGTTAATCCAGTAACACCAAATCCATCTCCTGAGTAACTAAGTGTTGTGTTAGCTGGTACATATTCTCTACCTGCATGTATATATTCGTGGTGTATAATTCCTGCGTTGTTAGTTACAACTGCACCAATAACTGCATCAAAACTTCTGTTATCTACTGTTGCTTTAATAGCTGTTTCAGTTAAGTCAACACCTTCTGCTACAGTACCAAAGTCACCGTATGAACTGTTACCGTTAGTAGCACGTATTTTACCACCTGCTTCTGCAAGATAACCAATGTGTCCGTAGTATGAGAACACGGAAACAAGTTCTGCTCTTCCTAAGTTAGTAACCCATGCACCAATACCTTCATCAAGTACCTGTGTAAAGTCGTTAGCAACAATCGAATCGTTACCACCATTGTGAATATCGCCGTCTACTTTAAGTCCAATACATCTTGAACCAAATGTTGTTACGTTTTGTACATATGGTGAACGTGTAATAATCCACGCATCTTCATCATCTGGTCCCCAACTTGGGTTAAGTGAACAAAATGCTCCTGCTGTTGGACGTTTAGTTCCGTATACGTTTGGTGCACCTAATGCTCCTGCTAGTCCTTTAACAGTACAGTTTCTTAAACCAGTACCATTTTCTAAGTAGAACATATCTTCTAGAAGTGAACCACTAACTGCGTTACTAAACCATCTACCTGTAAGTGTTGAATAGTAGTTACCAAAGTTTTCTAAATCCCAAAGAACTGCTTTTACATATTCTCTTGCATCTCTTTTACATGATGCTTGTTGAGCCGCATCTGGACTTGCTTCTTGGAATTCTTTAGTACTTGTAGCTTGAATATATTCATATGCTTCATCTACTATAAATTCTAAGTTAGCTAAAATTCTTCCTCTTGTATCTGTGTAAGCCGCATCAGTTCTTCTACCAACTTGTCCTGTAACTGTTGGTTTAGTTCCTGTTCCGTTAACTTCATAGTCAATATAATCATGAATGTCTTGGAATAGTAACTCAGCTGTTGTAACAGCCGTTGCATTACCTGCTGGTAATCTAACATCTTGTGTACGTGTGTTACCTGTACTGATTGTTGCAACATCCATTGTAAATGCCGCTCCGCCGCCACTACCTAATGCACTATCTGCAATAGTAATTGTGTCGTTAACTGCATGTCCTGATCCTGCTGTAACTACTAATACGCTTGTTACTGCACCAGTACCATCAACTGCAATGTCAAATGTTCCTACTGTACCTGAAGCCGCACTTGAACCTGTTACGTTTGAATACGTACCTGTTGCTCTACTTGCATCTGCGGCACTAAATGTATCCATTGTTAAGTGTCCACCTGCCGCTGTTTTAGTAACAGAGTTGTTTAATACAACATCGCTAAGTATTGCTTTCATTCTTAGTATAGCAGTTTTACTTAGGTTAGCATCGTTAACATCAGTTGGTCCTGCTGTTGCCGCACTAATTTCTGTACTACGTAATTCATCACCAACAACTGCTACATCTGCTGGAACAATAATTGGAAGTATTTCGTTGTACTGTCCTGTTTTAACAAATACTGTTACGTTTGGTTTAATTTTTTTCTGTAAATTAGTAGTATTACCTGCTGTAATTGTACCCGTAACTAATAATGTCAACGCATTAGCTGTTGTTGCAATGTTTGGTTCAGCAGTTTTAGTAGCATCAGTAAGTTGTACAACTGGTGTACTTACGCTGTTTAATGTTGCGTAGTTTACTGCTGGTGCTAAGTTTGTAATAAGGTTTGGCAGTAAGCTCATTGCGTAATTAATTGCCGCATTAGTTTCTGCTTGTTGTCCTGCAACATAGTTTGCACCTGCTGGTGAAATATAAGACAATGCACATTCACGCATTCTTACATTACCGCCGTGTCTTAGATCCCATAGTAATGCATCTAAAATAATTCCAATGTCTCTACGACATTTAACTGCATCATATGTAAATGAAGTTGTAAATGGAGCAGTATTATTTGCAATACTGTGTGTAATAAATTCCATTGTTTGTTCTTGAATAAACTGTTTGTTCATTTCAATTAAGAATGTTGCTTCTGGGTTACGTGGACCTTTACGTATTTGCTCACATGCCCATCTTGTTGAAAAGAATGGCTTATCGATTGTAACACCATATGCTGGTGCAAATCCGTCAACACCACTTTTACCAACATAGTAAACTTGATCTAACTGTCCAAAGTATGCCCATTCCGGAGCAGTACCTGCCGCATTAACTTTTAATACTTGACCATCTTTACCAATTGGTAATCTTGTTGGTCCTGATCCACCGTAGTAAACTATGTCACCAGCAGTTGTTAAGTTACCTGACTCAACACCGCCTGACATAAGTTTCCAATATGCACCTGCTACATCTTGATCTGGTCTATCTTGATTACTTACTTGATCTGATGTGTGTGCTTGTACACAAATATAAGAGTTAACATTGTTAATTCCTCTAACAACATCACCTAAGTCATAGTATGTTGCGTTAGCCCACGCATCTTTCCAAGACATACCTTCATTAAGTCTGTCCCAATAAGTTACGTTAGGTGGTCTGTTTCCTGTTGTGTCTTGGATACTAATATATGTGTATCCACCAACTCTAACTACATCACCAACTTTATAAGCAGTTGCATTATTGTAGTCACCTTTTAAACTAAATCCTGTTGTAAATAAATCCCATGTTGCCGCATTACCAAATGGAACAACGTTAGTGTTGTTCTGTGTAGCAATATAAGAGTAACCACCATAAGTAACAAAGTCACCTATTTGGTATGCTGTTGATCCTGACCAACTATCCTCAAATTCTAAACCCGGAATAAATTGTTGCCACTGTGTGCTTGTTTCAATAGTAAGAACATTAAACGTAAGTGTAGTTCCTGTTCCGCCAAAGTCTGTTGGACTAATTGAAATTGTGTTAGCAATCACATGTCCTTGACCACCTTTAACTACTGATACAGTTGCCGCTCCAAGATTATCTATTGTAACATTAAATCTGTGTCCAGTACCTGGACCATTTGATGTTCCTGTAATGTCGTTGTATGTACCTGCTGTTCTGTCTGTGTCAGCGGCACTAATTGTATCAACTGTTACAATGTGTCCTGCACTTAAAACATCGTCAGTTAAACTTGTTGCACTTGATGTATGTTCATGAGTGTTAATCCAAAGACCGCCACCAAATTTAACAACATCATTAATTTTGTATCGTGTATTAATTGCATGTACTGTTTTGTATTCAATACCATTGTGTACAATGTCCCACTTAGTTTGATCTGATTCTAGACCTTCACCAACTGCACCTGCACTAAGATGACCTTCATTACAAATGTACATTCTGCCGCCATACTTAACAGTATCGCCGGCTCTATATCTTGTACTAATTGACCATGCACTTTTCCAGTCCATTCCTTTTGAGAAAATATCCCATTTAGAAAGATCTGCTTCTAATCCATCAATGTCACTTCCTTGTGAATTTGAACCTGTATGTGCTGTGTTACAAAGATATAAATTACCACCGTACTTAACAATGTCATTTACTTTGTAAGTTGTAGTAATAGTCCAATCAGTTTTCCAATCAAAGCCTTCTGCAAATAAATCCCATTTAGCTTGATCAGTTTCTAATTTTCCTGCTGTTGCACCGTCAGCTTCTGAAGTGTGAGCTGTGTTACAAACGTAAAGGTAACCACCATATTTAATAAGGTCGTTTTGTTTGTAATAGTAGTTAGATGTCCAGGCGCCATTCCAAGAAACACCATCTGTGAATAGTTGCCATTTAGCTGATTCGTCAGTGGCAAAATCTGCAGACGCTGTGTGTCCTACATTACAGAAGTAAGTTCTTCCGCCTTGTCTTACGATATCGTCTTTATAGTATACAGTACCGGTTGCCCAAGCACCTTTCCATACAAATCTAATTCTACCTAGTTTAAATTCTGCCATTTTTTCTTCCTACATGCGTGTTATATGTATTTATCATTTGGTTTATAATCCTCCCGGACCGTAGCCATTTTCGCCACCGTCATAGAATCCATCGCTTCCTTCAAAGTCATCTTGACTCTCTGTAAGCATCATAGTATCCATATTACCGTTAAAGAACGCTTGTGCCATCATCATACCACTTGGTATCTTAGTCATGTGCATGGTTACTGGAATATTAATAGCTATTCCACCTGTATTTGATATGTGATTCAAGTCACTAAATTTACAAGTACCTGCTGTAACTGCGTTTGCCGCAACGTTTGATCCACCACCACTAATTCTACCTTGTAAATACGCCGCAATAGCTTTTTGTGTTGGTACAATATTGTTACTGTTAGCAACAAATGTTTGTTCTTTTGAGAATTCTCTAATTACAGCGTTTGTTCCACCAAGTATAAACGCTCCAAGTCTAAGTTCGTCAAGTCCTTTTAAGTCAAACTGTGAAGCATTAATAGTAACAATACCTGTACTCTGTTCAACTTTAAATAATTCACCTACTCTAAAGTTACCATCTTGGTCTGTAGAAGCGTAGAACACTCTACCTCCGTTATACTCTTGAGCTTCGTATGATTGCTCTGGTGGATTAATGTTACCAAAGCCGTCTGTATATAATAACGGATAAGCAGTATCTCCAAAGTTACCTGTACCAATGTCTAGGAAATCATGGAATGTTAATCGTACCTGACTGTAGTTCTGTCTAATGTTTGCTGATACATCATGAATTGGCGATTCTTGTACGCCCATGTTAGGACTAATTGTAAGTTTCGCTGTAGCATTTGGTATAGCACCTTCTAATACTGTAGCTGTACCAACTTTATAAATTACATCGTTAATACCGTCAACTCTAAAGTTATCACCCGGGCTTGGAAGTAATGATAGACCGCTAACAATTATCTCGCCGCCAATTTGGAATAAGTCTGCATAACCATCACCAGTAATTGTTACAGCATTAAATTTAGTATAAGCCGCACCTCTGTTAGTAAAGTTAGGTTGTCCTAACACTCTATTTTTAACTCTAACTTGGTACGTTACTTCTGTTGTTTTTTGTGTATCATGTACATGTATTTGTGGCGGAATACCTGAGTCATATCCACTACCTGTATCTGACATTGTAAATGCATCAATACGTCCTGTTGTTACAGGGAACGCTCTCATTTTTGCTTTAGCACCAAATTTAATTGCCGCTAAGTTTGCTGTTGCACTTGACGGTGTAATAATAAATCTTGGACCAGCAGTACCAGTACTTGATGTTAATGTCATTGGGTGAATTTTTTGTCTGTAGTTTTGTGCGTTCAATAAAGGTATAGCTGGTTTGCTGTTCCAAACATGTCCGCCGTCACCATATAAAATATCACCTTGTACACTAATTGCCATAAACAATCCGTCTTGATAAGCAAGACCAAATACTCTTGTACCAATATAGTTTCCGTCTGATACTAGTAACCAACTTGAGTTTGTTGGTCCTGTGTCTTTATCTGTAAAGCTAATATAGAATGTACTGTTTAATCCAAACGTAGCACTAGTTGTACCTGTAACTGAATTAATCATTGTAGTTGATGGATCAAATACAAATGTAGCTGTTCCATTTGGTTGTACTGATGCTACAAATCTTCCATTACCAAATGCAAATCCTGTAACATTGTAAGTTCCTGGAGCAACATTAGTTGCTGTCTGCCAAGATTGTCCGTCATTAATACTTTCTATAGCAGACCCATCTTCTTTAACAATCATCCACTTACCATTACCGTAAGCTAAGAATTTTTGTCCTGTTCCAAATCCTGTGTTAACATAAGTCCAACTTGTACCATCTGTTGTACTAATTGCAATTTCATCACTGTCGTCTGCCATTGCAATAACTGTGTGTGATGTAGTTGTGTATGGACCTTCAACTATACTAACCCAGTTGTGTTGGTTAATTGAATATGCTGTTGAACCCCATGCTGTACCTGCTGTTGACAAGTTAGCTTTAGTTCCGTCACCTAGTGCAATAAAGTATTTTAATTTACCTTTACACTTAACAATACAATTTGGTCTTACAAAGTCTGCATCAATAATTGCAGGTGTCCATTGGTCTCCTGCGGCATTACTGTAAATTGCTTTATCTGTTCCTGTTGCAGGAAATGCAACCATTGTTGATCCTGTTGCAGAGAAACAATCTTGCCAAGCTGTTGAGGCGTATCCTGTAGCAAAGCCTTCTTCTGCATATGGCGGTGCTTCTACTTCAATTCTTGATTCAATTCTATAAGTTGTTGAACCGTCTAGTGTTGTTGTGATTGGCCAACCTGGAACTAAATGGTCCCACCCACGTTTGCCATCTGACTCACGTAGTACATTAATTTTTTTAGTTGTAGTAAAGTATTCGTCAATTATTCCAAACTGTCCAACACCTTCACCTTCTTCAATGATAATCTTCATTGACTCACTAATACCCGATACATTAAACGTTAAGTTTGCTCCACCAAAGTTACCAATGTCACTATCTAAAATTGTAATAGTATCACCAAGTCTATGGCTGTGTCCGCCATTTGTAACTGTAACAGTTGCGGCTCCAGTTTCGTCAACGCTAACTGTAAATGCACCTACTGTAGATTTTGCAAATGGGTTATTTGAAGTTGCTGTAACTCCTGGATATGTGTAAGGAGCATCATCAACATTTCCAACTCTATTTGCATCTGCGGCGCCTATTCCGTTAACTGCGGTAATAGCTCTACCAACATAATATTCTGGTCCGTTGTTATCTGACTGTGCAATAGTAATTGAAATACTATCTCCACCTTGTGCAGAGTTTCTTACACCTGTAATATGTCCTCTACCACCTGGTGTACTTGAATCACCTGGATCAAGTAATCTAAGTTCACTAATACCACCGTTTCTAGTATCAGTTGCGGCATTATCAACTCCAACTCCGCTACCTGAACCTGTAATAGCATATGTAGCATTAGTATACTCTTCACCTGCGTGTGTAAATCCTAATGCAAAAATTTGGTTAGCGTTACTGTAAACAGTTGGTGCTATTGCATTGTAGTATCTGTTATTAATTGTTGCTGTAATTGGAGTTTCACTAACTAGTTCTCCTTCAGCAAATGATCCGTATTTTCCGTATGAGTTGTTACCGTTTGTAGCACGTAGTTTACCACCTGACGTAGCATAGTAACCAATATGACAGTAATATGTAAACACAGATACAAGCTCTGCTCTACCGTCTTTGTTAGCCCACACACCAATACCATCACTAATAACTTGTGTAAAGTCGTTAGCAACGATTGATTTATTTCCGCTGTTGTGTAATGCACCATCAATTTTTAATCCAACACAAGCAGTACCTATAGTTGTTACGTTTTGTACATATGTTGATTTATTTGTAATCCATACGCTTGAGTCTGACGGTCCTGTACCTGGATCAAGTGCAACAAATGCTCCAGCACTTGGAACTGATGCTCCGTAAGTATCTGGTGTACCTAGTGTACCTTGTAATCCTTCAAGAGTCATATTTCTAATTCCACAGCCGTTTCTAACTTGGAACATGTCTTGGTCTTCTGAACCTTCTCTTGGTTTAACTGTAGTACTTCTTAATTCGTCTCCAACAATAGCAACACCTGCTGGTACTTTGATAGGAAGAATTTCTTCAAAAATTCCTGTGCTAACAAAAATTGTTGCAGGAGCTCTATTAGCTTCGTCACCTAAAATATATTGTGTAGCGTACTTAATTGTTTTAAATGGGTTAGTTGCTGTTAATCCTGCACCTGAAATATCTTGGCCTGATGTTGCAACATAGTATACTTTAGGTATTGAACCTAACGCTTCCCAAGCATTGTCAGCTGATACAACTTTTAATGCTTCACCCGGATTACCAATAGCACGTCTTAGATGATTAGTTCCGTCATGTGTTCTTATATCACCTATGTACTCCATAACGTTGCCAGGAGCACCTACAATATGTTTAATCCAATAACTGTATGTTGTATCTAATGACGGTTCAACTAATGATGAATCATCACCTTCGTGTGCTTGTACACATTTCCATGTTTGACCTGCTTGAACAACAATGTCGCCTAGTACATAATCTTTAGTTTCAATCCATTCACCTTGATATGAAACACCAGTAATTACTAACTGCCAATACATTGAGTATCCACCGTTTGCACTTCTAGTTTCACCTGGATCGTAATAACCTTGGCTTTCAACTGATAATGCATCTGGTTGTTGGTTTGTACTATCTTGTACAGCAATATAAACAAAACCGTTATTTCTAACTACGTCACCTGTTCTATAACTTGTTGAATTACTCCATTCACCTGTTATTTTATAACCAGTAATTAATAATTCCCAATCGTATAAACCTTGTAAACTTTCACCTTCGTAGAATACACCTGTTACACTTGGAGCACTACCTAAGTTGTTTGTCATTGATGTATATGTATATCCACCGTAACGTACAATATCACCTGGTTGGTAACTCGTTGACTGTGACCATTCTGCTTCAAAGCCTAATCCCGGCATCCAAATATCAAACTTGTTTTCGTCAAACGTTGCTAATGATGTATGAAACTCTTTACATCTCCACATTGTTGGACCGTATTTTACTAGGTCTCCAACTTTATATCTTAGTCCTGATGAGTCTCCGTTATCTTGCCAGTAACCTTTGTAGTCAATACCATGTAGTACAACGTCCCATTTGCTTAAATCATCTTCTAAGCCTAATGTGCCTGTTGCCGCTGAAGTATGCCCTTGAGTACATCTGTAAACAATAGCACCGTATTTTACAACGTCATCTATTTTATATCTTGAATTAGGTGCCCAATTAAGTTTAAAGTCATTACCTTTAAATGTAAGTTTCCACTTTGCTTGGTCTTGTTCAAGTCCAGCTGTAGTAGAACTTGATGTATGTTCTTCAATACATTTATAAACAATAGCACCATAACGTATAATATCACCTATTCTATATCTTGTTAACGGTGACCATACTCCACTCCAATCTTCTGTTGAAGCAAATGCTAAAAACTTATTAGAGTCCTCACTAATACCTTCAGCTTGTGTTGTTGCTGATAAATGCTCGTCAATTACACGATAAACTATACCGTTATATTTTACTAGATCGTTAATTCTGTATCTTGTTTCAACTGACCAGTTACCTCTCCATTGGTAACCATCTCCCATTAGCAACCATTTTGGTGTTGCCGCAGTTATGTCTGTTTCAAAACTAGTTTGATCTGATAAATGACCTTCCATACAAACATAGTTGTTACCACCATGTCTAACAATATCATCTTTGATATATGTTGCACCCGCCAGCCAAACGTTTTTCCAAGTATATCTTATTCGTGCTAGATTAAATTCGGCCATTATCCTGAGTATCCTGTTGGGTTAGTTCCAAACGGTAAATGATCTGCTGATGCATTTTCATCGTATGTGTATTTTGTATTAATTCTTAAGACCAATTCACCTTCGTTATTAACATAATAATAAATGTTTTTTTCGTCCCATCTCATTTGTTCATATACTAAGTTATCAAACACTAGTACATGGTTAGGATTTCTTCCTTCAAAGAAATCTTCTCCAGTTTGGAAGTCAGCAAAGTTGCCGTCCGGTCCACCTGGTCTGTTTAGTTGGATTGCATCTGAAGGACTTGCAACGTCTACCTTAGCAACAAACAACGAACCATCATCGTCTCTACGAAGTGCGTAAAAATATCTATCTCCTGTTTGTCCTGCTAAAGGTGCTTGTCCTACATACTGTGTCATTATACAATCTCCACGTAACTTAAAATTACATCAACAGCATCATCTTGATCTGCTGTTACTACTACTTCATTATTTCCTGGGAGAACTAATTTCTCACCACCGTTAATTGCACGTAACGATGCACTTGGTGCAATCATTACATCTTTAATATAATATCCTAGCACACTGGTATCGTCTTTTACCTGGATACTAACTCTAGTATTACCGTCTAGCAAGTTTGCAATACTCAGTCCAATAGCAGTAACTTTACTTGCCGCCGGAACTGTTAGTATTGTGATAGGTACTGTTCCTACACTTTTTTCTACTTTATTTCTAAAAAACGTTGCCATAACTTATATCTTTATCCCATGCTCAAAACTAATTCTAATGCAATATTTTGTGCGTCTGTTTGCGAAACTGACCCTGAACTACCTGCTACTGAATCCCACTGAGTGCCGTCATATATTTCTAAACGTCCATCAGTTGTATTCCATCTCATCATACCAATTACTGGACTAGGGTGTCTTTGTGATCCTGTTCCAACTGGTACAACAAATCCGTCTGTGCCTGCAATTTCAAAGAAGCCTGTTCCTGTGCTACTAAACGTTGTTACTGCATCTGTACTAGTGTTATTTATTGTACTTTGACTAATATTAATGTTGTCTATTTGTACACCACCAGTGCCGTTTGGTGCTAAAATAAGGTCGGTATTAGCTGTTGTTGTACTAATTGTTTGACCGTCGATGCTAATACTGTCAATTTGTAGTTTAGCAACGTTAAATTCTGTTTGTGTAACACTAGCAATTTCAGTTCCACCAGCATAAAAACGTATAGTATCGTCATTTGCACCTGGTGTTAATTCAGCTGTAATATATGTGTCTGCATCTAAATCATACACACCTGTTAATACTACCCAGTTACCATCGTAACCTTCAAACTTTGAAGTAGTTGTGTTGTAACGTATCATACCTACTGCTGGTACACTTGGTCTTTGTGCAGTTGTACCTGCTGGTATTCTAATAGATCCTGTACCATCAATGTCAACAATACCTGTTGACGGTGCAAAAACAATATCATTTGCTGAACTAATTCTGCTACCTTTAAGTACAAAATCGTCAATAATAACACTACCGTTACCTGCATATCTTAATTCTAAATCAGCGTTTGAAACTGTGTTTTGTATAACACCTGTATCAATTTGTATGTCATCAATGTATGCACTTGTAGCGTGTATACTGTTCCACGTTTCAGCTGTAGTTCCTAAGTTGTATTTTGCTGTTTCTGACGGTAATAAATCACTTGTAATACCTGCAACAATATTGATAGTATCGTTTTCGTCATCACCAATAGTAACATTACCACCAATGGTAATATCACCTGTTGCTGAAACATTCCCTGTTACATCTAAATTCCCTGTAACTTGTGCGTTACCTGTAACGTTTACTTTACCTGTACCGTCTGGAATAATATCTATATCTGCGTTTGAAACTGTTGTGCTGATTACATTAGTGTCAAGACGTAAATCGTCAACGTCTAATGTTTTTAATGCTGTTACTTTGTCGGAACCAACTGTAGTAAGATTAAGTGTATTTGCAACTGTACTAATGGTGTTGCCATTAATTCTAACATCACCTACATATGCTGTACCTGATGAAATTAAATCTATTGATCTTGCTGTTCCGTTAATGTCTAAATCGTATTGAGGAGTTGCGGTATTGATACCAACTCGAGTGTTGTTAACATCCAGATAAAGTAAATCCGTCTCAAAAGCTAAGTCTACTCCATTACGAAGAAGATTCTGCTTTAAAAGCGGACCAGTAATACGACCTACAGCCACCTTTTTCTCCTAATACGGGGATCCTGTCCCTCCAGCCACCTTACATTGCGGGCTGACCACAGTAATGTCCCACAGCACGGTGAACGGTATCTCTCCTTTCACTGGTCTTGTACTATGTTATATGTATTTATCGATTTTGGAATTAACCGAGTGCTAACGTATAGATAAAGCCTAGTTCTTCCATATACTCGGTGTTAATAGAATCGCCTGCTCCTGATACGTTTGCCCAAGATGCTGAGTCGCCGTCATACGTTTCAAGGTAGTTTAGTGTAGTGTTAAATCGTGTTGCTCCAACATATCCTAGGGGTCTAGAAGCTGTTGATCCATATGGTATTTTTATTCCATATGTGCCGTCAAATTGAATATATCCGTATATTCCTGTTTTAGATAATACTAGATTATTAGTTGCATGTGTGTTAGTAATAGTATTATCTTTGAACTTAAAGTTTGCTGTAATAACACTACCTGTACCATTTGCTGTTAAATTAATAGCATCGTTAGTACCAGCTGAACTAATAGTTCCGTTGTCAATTGTAATACTGTCTTGTGATACAAGTCTATGTGCAGTTAATCCGTCAACACCCATATTAACATTTGTTACACCATTAGTATAAAAATCAAATCTGTTGCTGTTGTCTGCTAACACATAAGTTTGTCTATCCTCACTCCATATACCTTTTAATGGGGTATATGCGTTTGAAAATAATTCAAAGAAGTTAGTTGTTGTATTATATCTAACATCTCTGTAAGTACTAGGTCTTTGTGCTTCTGTACCATGAGGAACATTTAATGCACCTGCGGCACTAATTCCTACGTCTTCATCACCTGGTTCTATTACTAAATCACCCGATGTAGTTGTAAGTGTACTACTAGAGAAACGCATATTGTCAACAACAACTGCTCCTGTTCCACTAGCACGTATTATTAAATTATTACCTGAACTTCTAGTTGTAATTACGCCTGCATCAATTTCAACGTCACCTAATACTGCTTTACCAACAGTAAAATTGTTCCACATCTTAGTAGCACTACCTAAGTTTAATAAGTCCTCAGTTCTTCTAGGGGTTATATCTTGACTAAAGTCTACACTACCAAATGAAAGACTATCACTTGCATCGTCACCAAAGTTAAATGTTCCGCCTGTACTAACATTACCTGCAATAGTAATATTTCCATCGGTGTGCATATTACCTATTTGTACAACACTCTTTAAGAACTGTGTAGTACCTGCACCGTTAGGATCAAATATAATATCGCTGTTTGTAAAACTACTAATTGTGCGTGAATTAAAAGATAACTTTTCTGTTTGAATTTCTTCAGCACGAATGTTTGCTTGTGAGTCTAAATTAATATCGCCTACAACTGCTCTAGCACCATTTGTATTAATTTCAATATTGCCGCCAGTTAAGCGTGTTGCGTATGGGTCAATAATTTTAACTTGACCATTAATTTGTAATAAGTCTGTAGGGGAATCTGTCCTAACACCAATACGAGTATTGCTAGAACCAATGTGAAGAAGATCAGTTTCAAATTTAAGATCTGATTGTGTACGTACTAAGTTTGATGCTAGTAACGGACCGGATATTCTTGCTATGGCCATTGTGCCCTCCTATACTATATTTATAGGAATTACTTGTCGAAGTTGTGGAATATTGTTACAGGTTTTCCTGTTGGTACTGCTGATCCAAATACTACATACCAACCTGCGGCATAACCACTTGGGTTTTGCTCTAGTACATAGTTAGTTGTAGGTATTTGTAAAACGTTTTCTACCATTACAAGAATGTTTTGTGCGGCCGCTGGTGCCGGATTATAACTGTCGCCGTTGTTTAGAGGACCAAATTTTGTCTCTGTATCGTCTCCATTGCCTGCGGCTTGTACAACAATGTTTGCTGGAGCAAATCTTCTTACAGGTGCCCATGAACTGTTTTCATAATTTTCAAATACGTTAGTTGTAGTGTTATAACGCATCATTCCATTAGTTGGACTTGCTGGTTGCTGTGCAGTTGTACCAATTGGTACCATTACAGCGTTAGTACTGTCTAATGTAACTAGGCCATTAATATCTCTACGAATATCTTTGTTACCGTAGATGCCTCTAGCATTTGTACTTTGTGCTTTTAAAAAACGCATATTAAACTTCCAAATAACTAACTGTTACACTTAAATTCAACGGTGCTTGACTTAGTAGTGTAACTGTATCTCCTGCTGATAAGATAACTTTTTCACTATCAAATGTAAAAGTTTCTCCACCTGGTACAGGCATCTCTTTAACAACCATATTAGTATTACTCTTAGGTTGTGATTGCTGTACAAAGTGCAAATCAAAAGAAGTATCATTAGTACCTGCCGCATCATATGCCGCTGTATTACATACCATAATAGTTGTAATAGCATACGATTTAGTTGCTGGTACTGTTAGTACTACTGTATCTGTTGCGCCTATTGTTGCTTGTGCTATTGCCATTTTGCTTCCTTAAAAAATCATACTCAAAAGTAATGATCTATTTTTGCTTACTAATTCATCGTTTACATTACTACTATTTACATAATATATTCCTGTTTTACCTACTCCTGGAGCTTTCACATAAAGTTTTGCTCCATCTGTTGGTGCTGAAGGATCAATACTTGCATCATCTGAACTAGGTGTTGTTAGTATATGTAATTGGTCGTCTACAACAACTGAACCTGTGCCAGGTGCTGATAAAACTAAATCTGCACTACTTACTGTAGTTTCAATCATTGAACCGGTAATTCTTAAATCGTGTAATTCTGTTCTATTTTCAAAGTATGTAACATTGTTAACATCTTCAACTGTAATTCTAAAGTTACTTGGTGTTCCTGTTGTTTCAAAGTCTTCAACAACAATCTCTGTAAGACTAGCAGTACCTGCTCTTAGTCTTTTAAAGTTTGCCGCGGCAACCTGTGTTGCAACAGCGCCGTCAACATACTTTTTATTTGGTACGTCATCGTCGTCTGTAACTTGATCTTCGTAATTGTTTGTGCCACTAACACTAACAACTCCTGTTCCTGCATTAATTAAAAATAAGTCTCCGCCGCCTGTTGCAATACTTCTAACGTTTAGTCCAATGTTACCACCAGCTTCATCTATTAGTGTAAATGCACCTGTCTTAATTGTTTGCGTTACAGGATCATTCCACGAAATACTTTCGTCGAATAAAAATTGTGTATCAGGTAAGCTACCTCTTTCAACTCTAAAACCAGATTGATTAAGTGTAACGCCTGCTCCTGTTTCGCCAGCATTAAGAACAATAATGTTATCGTCAATATTTAAATCGGCACTGGTAACGTTTGTCTGTGATCCATTAACAACTAAATTACCTGTTAGGTATAGCTGTCCTATTTGGTTACCGGTATCAATAGTAAGCGTTCCACCACTTGCTACCTTTAACGTATAATCACCATCTGTTACTAATTGTCTCATTTATAATTCCCTAGAGCAAACAATGTAGGGGATTGCTCCCCTACACTATTAATTCATTATGCATCTTCTGTTAGATCGTCGTCATCAGTACCGATTAATGTGTTATCATCACCAGCTTCTTCCATACGTCCAATGCCAGCCGCCGCTGAACCAGTTAATGCCCATTTAACACTTTCGCCGTCTAAAGCGTTAGAGCCAGTAGCACTTGGTTGAGCTAGTTTAGCCATACGGTTTGTAATTTTACTTACACCATAAGTTTCTGAATCTGCACCTTGTACTGAAATTGACATTTCACCTGCCGCTAAGTTAGCTGGTAATTTACCAGTTGTTAGTGTACAATCAAAAGTTCCACCTGTTCCAATTTCTTCAACACGGAATTTTTTACTGCCAAGTTGTTTAACGATGTAACCTTCTTTAACTGCTGAGCCGTT